TTCTCGTGGCTAGGGCGGAGGGATTCGAACCCCCGAATGCCAGTACCAAACTGACGGGGTAGATTCGATCCTCCGGCTAGAGAGATGAAAGAATTTCGTTGTACGAAACTTGTTTGATTGTTAATCGTTCTTTCGAACTTGATTTCAGTGTACCATACCGCTTATATATTGTCAAGACATGGGGGGAATAATCTTTTTTATGTTCTGATAACCAGAATACTACTTACTGTGGAATTTGTCATGTACGTTCTTAATGTCCAGATCAGTAAAATGGGTATAAATCATCGTGCTTGATATGCGCTGATGCCTCAGTAACTCCTTTATATCGTAGAGATCAGCCCCGTTTCGCTTGAGGTCTGACGCGAAGCTATGCCTAAAGACGTGGGGCGTGACGTTCTTATCAATCCCTGCGGCGTCAGCGTACTCATGTAATAGCTGCTGTACTCTAGACACGGTGATTCGGCGGCGCTGTCCTGATACAAACAGAGGTTTCAGTGTGTCTTTACGGGATTCCAGGTATTCATTTAAGGCGTCGATAGCCTTCTGGTCGAAGTAAACAGTGCCGTACTTCCCGCCCTTCCCTGTAACGGTAGCGTGGTTATCATAAATATCTTCTTTATTGAGGTTTAGGAGCTCAGAAATACGACAGCCCGTAGAGAATAAACAGGTGACGATTGCTTTGTCGCGGACGCTCTCAATCACATCAAGCATCGCCTGGATCTCTGAATAATCGAGCCACACAGGAGCCTTCTGAACGACTTTAGGCAGTTCGATCTCGTCAGTGTCCATTACGGTGAACTTACGGCGTTTGAGGTACTTGAAAACGCACCGTAGCTGGGCTAGTGAGTGAGCCATCGTAGAACTAGAGTACCCCTGCTGGTCCATATATAACTTCCACCGCAGGATGTGTTCGAAGTTTATAAAGTTAATTGGTAGGTCGGCGTTGCACCGTACGAATGAATGCAGCGTCGTCTTATAGTTCTGCTCGGTTTTGTATGCTTTATGTTTGAGCCGTATCTCTTCTAATATGTAGGCTGTAAAAGCTTCGGTGATGGACATATGCTGCCGTTACTTTCTGCCGACTCCAAAACGAACCGGACATTACATCTTATAAGACTTGTGCCTTATCCACCAAGAGCGTTAGTTGATATAGTGTTGTTTTCTTTCCACGACAAATAGCCTCCCCGTTTTTTATCTAATCCCAGGAAGGCAACCTCACAAAATGCGCTGGTTAGTGATGGGGTTCAATTCTTGTGTTAGCAACATATCGAAATTATCCTGCATCAGTGGTCAGTACAGAGTAGTTAGAATGAAAAAACCATTTCTCCATGACTGGAAATATGGTTTAGATTCTAACTAATTTGTTAAGTTGCCAGGGCATGGCTTTTAACTGGTTACCCTCTCTTACAGCTAGCAACATCACGTCACCAGCCCATATCACCGGCATATGGGTGCCGCTTGTCCTAGTGTGTGCCTCTCTCGAGATGACGGGGTCGGACCGTCCAGGCTATTTATAGCGCCCCTTTCACTGCAGGCCAGTGTTGCTACGCTTCTACTCACATTTCTGTAAGCAGAGTAAGATGTCCGAGAAAAGCAAAAGCTCTCAGTTTCCTGAGAGCTTTCTGCCATGACTTGTCAGGCATCCAGCTCTACTGGACACCGATGACTGAACCGTCGTAAGCTCATTCTAGCATAAATCACGACTATTTTCTAGTGGCAGTGACGTGATGTTTGCAATACCTAGCTCAATATCAGCCATCCGCGTACTATAGAAGTCTACGGCCTGCTGTGCTTGCCTCAGACCAGCCTGAGCTGCGATCATGCCGATATAGGCCGTCATATTCTCGGCGACGAGTAATTCGAGCTTATTCTGCTGGTTCTCGGAAGTGTTCATCGAAGTTTGCACATCCCATTATCAGAGCGCCGGCGATTAAACCGGCTTCCCTCACGTCATGACCCATTTCAATAGCCTGGTCGAAATACAAATCAAATTCTGCATACTCGGTTGTGTTTTCAACCGTTTCACAGGTTGGTGAGTCCCCTAGGCAGCCCATATTACAAAACCTGGGCGGCGAAGTTACAGATGAAAATGATTACGCCAACTGTAAGTCCGATAATTACAGCGGCAGGATCGCTAACATGGCATCTACGTGCGATATATGAGGCTAGAAATCCACCAAGAACACCGAATAGTATGTTTAGTAAGAAATGCATTATTTTGTCACCTTGTTGCGTGGCGCTAGATAAACAACAATGTGTCCAGCTATATAGGCAACCAGACCAGTTACAATTATATTAATAGCGTTCTTCTGCACGTCATTAGGCATGAAGCCAAAACGTGCAACCTCTGCCACCAGCAAGCTAACCAGCCCACCGGCGATTGCTTTCGAAAAAGTTGATATATCCATAAAATCTCCTTATTTTAATGCTACTAGATCTGTCCTGAGTGATGCTTCGTCAAAACCCTCGATGGACTTGCCCCCGGTCAGCATTTCCTCTGACAGGTAAACAATAGCCTCATCGCAGTATTTATCGAAGAACGCCCAGGACATCTTTTGAACTTTACCCCAGGTAACAATATAAATGTACCGAGAGTTGTAGCCCAGCATCGGGATGTAGTGGCCGCCCTCAATTTGGGCACCGCGCACTACCGTCCAGGCGTGACCAGCATTAAACTGGTCCATCGCTGAGGCTGGGAACTGGATACCGATGCCAACAGCTTCGAATAGGTAGCAAGCCAGTTTTAGCTCAGTTCGGTTGCCCGGGGTGATTGCCAGATAGGCAGCTACCTTGTGACGACCATTAGCCGAAATAATGCCAGTCTTGCGGCGGTAACTCGCGGCAGCTTGCATATCGGTTCCTTGGTCGCTATTTGGATTGTTGGGGTTGAACCCAGTGACAGCGCTGTAGTCGCTGAGAGCGTTACCATCAGTAATAGTGACAACTTTCCCAGCCGTCTTATTCCAGGCTATTGTTTCGTGGCCAGCTCCAGCGAATACGCAATCGCCATAGTTATCATTACCAAGCATACCCCAGTTAGTGATACCTTTTTCGTGATTGACAGTTTTGGGCGGTAACGGTGCTTGGGTCAGACTCAGATAATCACGAAAACGGAATGATACTGAGTTTTTGATTGCTGGTTTTTTACCTAATTTCATAGATTCCTCCTTAGCCAAAATATGGTACGGCGTTATTACTTGCTATCATGTCGTCATTCAAACTGATTGCCGAATCCTTATAGATATTTGCTAGCCATCGGCCATATTTATCTTTTGGACTCTTAAACGTCTCAATAATTACAGTGTCACCAACTGCAACTAAGGTTCCTAGGTATGCCAGAGCCGTCTTGCCCTCTGGTGTAGACAACTCAGGTGCGTTGATACCATAAAAACGAAGTGGTGTGGTGTAGTTGACCCGAAATCCGCAATCAACTTTGACGGTCATAGTATCGCCATCGTGGATGGCAACTACCGTTGCGTTGTAGCGAAATGTCGGTTGCATTATGGGTGCAACCAGGCTATTAAGGCTACGATAGCCGCGATAATCGCACCAATAACGACAGAGAGTGTAGTTCGTGTTGGAGGCTTTGGCGCCGGTGTGGGTGCGGGCCCAGGTATCGGTGCAGGGGTAGGAGCAGGGGTAGGAGCTGGTGGGTCTGGTACGGGCTCAGGTGGTGGCACAGGGGCAGGTACAGGAACTGGAGCGGGTGCGGGCCCAGGTATCGGAACCGCCGGGGTATGATAGCCATACTGTTTGAGTTGTTCAATTGTCCCGAAAAATGCATCTGTATCTACCCTGTTTACAATTGGGCCTTGCTGGGCGGTTTGTGGGTACTTAACAGGCAGAGTGGCGTCAAAGCTAAATGATGGAGCGGCACACCAGTACCCACAATTATTAAAGACTGGCGACCAATCGTGAGCGTTAGCCGTAGACATATTCATATACACCAAAGGCCAGACACCAATAGCATCGTGGATATGATTAACAAACTGTGTGCACCAGCCTACGGGGTCAGGATTGCTGACTTCCCAGTCAAGGGCATAAACATCATTTTCTGCTAGAGGCGCCATACAGCGTAGGAAATAATTAGCTTCAGCGATAGGGTCGGTCGCACCGGCGAAGTGATAACCGATTACAGTTTTACCGCTAGCGATAGCGTGGTTGTAGTTATTGGCGGCTTGCGAGTCCATATATAAGCCGTCGTCGCCGCCACTCATCTTGATAGCAATTGCGGGGTCGTTGTTGGCCGCCATGTCGTAGTTGCCTTGCCACCTTGAAATATCTTTAAACAATATGTAACTCATAGTGTCCCCTTCCGTTACTTAAATATTCCACTAGCCGTCAAGGTAGTGAATATGGTTAGTAAAATCAATCCAATACCGAGAGCCACTTGTACGGTGTTAATTGATTCTCTAGTATTAGTTCGTTGCTCAGTAGCGCCCACTTTTGTAGATTCAATCCGAGTAATGCGGTCTTTAATGTCAATAATAGAGACGTTGATATTGTCTTTTAGCTCGTTAGCGGACAAGGTGACACCTGATATGGCGGTAGTTAAAGTGACGCTCAGTTGATCGAGCTGCTTGGCGGTGGCAGTTTCAGACTTGGCAATCGACAGGCCGGAGGCAATAGTCTGCTCTTGGACTGCTTCCTTCTGGGCAATAAGTGCGGCGTCTACGGCAGCTTTGGTATCTGATTTCTGCTCGACACGTTGGCGTTCAATGAGACTAAACTGGGTTTCAATCGAGTGGAACTTTTCATCACTGATCTTATTGGCCTCGCGTTCCTTGGCCTCTAGTAACTTTTGGAGGGCATCTTGCTCACGGTGGCTATTGTCTTCTTTGTCGTCGATTAGGTTGTGGAGTATCTCAACCTCTCTCAAAACCATTTGTGTCGTGAGGGCGCTAGGATCAATGTGTGGCGTGGTCTGGTGTGGTACGAGTTGCTGTTGACTATCCATTAGTGTCTTCTTGCATTACAGTGGTACTACAGATATATGACGTTCCGAGATAGTCGCTTGATTGCTGTCGGCACGATATTTAGCTTTGAACGTAGTTGAACCTGGCGTAAGACCGGTCATAAGGAAAGTTGCGCCAACCTTTATTGAACGGTTAAGGTCATATGACTGATTCCAGATTGCATATTCATCTGAAGCTGCGAGGGTCGTAGCACCGCTAATTGCAAACCCCATAAACGACATTGAGCCACCAGCGTTACTTTGAAGAGCTCCGACAATTGATACAAGAGCTAATCCATTTGCTCCAATAGTTATAGTCACCGTGTCGGTCGTGGTGGTAAGGTCAACATATGAAGACGATGTTGTAGATTCTCCGGTTGCTACATAGGCCGTATGTGCCGCGCTCGATAGTTTGCTTGGCGTTATTGCCCCGGCAGCTATACCAGTACCATCATTAAAAGAAGCGTCGTTGGCCCAAAGTTTGTTCCACTTCGCGGTTGTAGGTTGTTCACCAGCTACGAATGTATCAGCCGAATAGCTCATATTTGTATAATCCTTCTATCTCTAATTATGACTAATTAGAGGGTTCGGTGTCGGTGGTCGGCACTGCATTGATCTCTGTTTCGTCGGAGTGTTGTACGTCAGGCATTATCTGGCCCTTTCTCTTTCTAAGTAATATTTAACTGGGAATGCCGAAATAGGAACGCCCGTAGCATTAATAAGAATGAAGTAGACATTGGTGCTATCTGCTCCGACATACATGTATGAATTGAACTGGTAGACACCGCCTGAAATACTGCTATTGATGAAGGTTGGCAACGGCATGATACCGTTACTGAATATCGACCCTAGATTTACGCCGTCTAAGTAGGCTGCAGGACGAGGCGTGTAGCCCAAGTTATGCGCTACCGTTACCCAATTATTAGTCGAGGCAGTCGCGCCAACCGAAGTAACGCCGGTTTGGGCTATTTCAAAACTGTTAAAATTGGTGGCGGCTGATGTTCCCATATATTCTCCTTTAAGGTGCGATTACATCGCTTGAACCTATAGCTGAAGCGTTAATAGTAAAGTAAGTAAACAAAGTGCGTTCTTCCAGACTCAACATCTGCGTCAGATTGCCCTCGGGATTTAATTTATCAGTCTTCCCTGTTATCCAGACTGTCTTAACCAGCCCGGTATCCGGCAGTGTCAATTTACCGTAGTCTCCGATTTGGTAGGCAGGATTGGAGAATATTTCGGCCTGATAGTGCCTATTCGGTTTGCCGTACTGCGAGACAATCGTGAAGCCCAATGTTAAGGCATCAGAAGTGCTTTGTAGGTAATCGTTGCTAATAGGTAAACTCTCACCGTTGTTAGCAGGATTCCTGCCATAGGCGTTGATACTATCTTGGTCAACGTAGTTCTGAACTATCGTATTGACCACTGTGGCCGGAGTGCCATAGATTGTCAGGGCGGTAATGAAGACTGTGGAGGTTCCGGGGTTGCTGAATGTCATCCGGTAGGTCGTGCCAAACAGGAAAGTACTTGTCAGGTTAAGGTCACTAGCGTTGGTGGAACCGCTGCCATCACTGGCACTGTTTGTTGTCCAAAAGCTCGAGTTAATGTCCGTCAGGTTATAGACTGGGGTAGTCACATTTGTGACTGGGAGCGCGCCGTCACCATCAGAAAAGTCAGCGAAGACATCTAAGGATTGCCCCGGTTGGATGGTTTGAAATTCGCCTTGCTTCCAGACTTGCCGAAACGATACAACCGCGCGCGGTTTAGCCGTGACCGTCACGTCGTTAATTATCGGGGCGCTAGTATAAGTTATATTTATACAATTACTTGGAGTGAGATTAAATAAGAAGCCCAGACCCGAGGTCGTGACGAAGTGCTGGCGGTTCCAAAACTCTATTATCCCCGATTCGTCAGCCTGCAAGATTCCCATCTCAGCACTTACAAGATCATTCAGCACGTCACCGAATTTTCTGTCCGTGACGTTGACCACGCCGATAGGCTGCATTAAGGAGGCGTCTAATCTGTACTGGTTAGCGTTAAATCCTAGAGCACCTAAGTAATATTGAATAGCGCTAGACGTGGTGACGTTACTAAGCAGGCCAGAAAAGGTTGTACCAGATTGTGATGTGAAGTTATAATTGTTAAGATAATCCAGCACATCATAGGCATGCATAGTCAGGTTGCGCCCCTGAATGTCTACCGTCGGCTGACCAGTATAACCTGTGAACTGCTGTAAGGAGTCCGCGCCCATTGATAGGTTAATCTTTAAGGGACGGTTAGGCAGGATTCCGGAGCCGATAGTCGGGTCATAGTTGGGCGTAAACTCATTACTTGTATTATCTAGCTGGACATCAGCTTGGGCCATAATCAGGCCGAAAGGAAACTGCCCGATCTGCCTATCAACTGACCAATTCATGACACTGGTGGCGTAGTCGGTGTAGTTGTACTTGTCAAAGAATGACACCGTATCGCTGCCAGCCCCTTTAATGATGTCGCTTCCAGCGATAAGAGACGTATTAATCGTAAAGAAGCTGACGTTACTCGCTAGGTTTTTCATCCAACTTAACAGAACACCGGTGGTAATCTGCCGAAACGGAGCATTGACCACCGAGGCGAAACCGCTGGACGTAGTTTGCATAGCGCCCTATATTTCCCTAATTACTACATGAAACGCGCGGTACAAACTCGACCCTTGGACATAAGGTGTCTCACTGAAACTCGGTAGGCCACTCATGGCAAGAGTGCCACCGGCATAGTTAGAGGCGTTGTTGTAGTAGTACACGCCCGACCCCGTAGAGAAGTTGCTTAGAAGTGTCTGGTAATCACTAGGCTGGACTATCGGGAAGTCCATTGTAGCTTGTTTCTTCTGACCGTATTTATTACGATTCATCGAGCCGTCTATCGCTTCCTGGTCGGTCTGAAGCTGTAAATATTCCTCCGTCAGGTTTGAGGGTTGGGTTCCGAGGATTACGTTGTTTATATATACACTCATGATTACTCCTATTGCGGACTCATTGCGCCTATCATCGGCAAACTTACGCCTTGGCTTCTGGCAGCCCGCACAAGCTCTTTATAAAGTTCCAGGGCTATCTGGCGCTTCTCTACCGGCATACCGGCATACATGCCGACGTTGACATTTAGAGTAACGCTTGCTCCGCCGCCTTTTGGCAATCCTGTACCTTGGTCAACACCAGCTTTAGGGATAACATACTCGCCTTTATGGACGACTCCGGCTACATCATTCGCGTTGCCAGGGCCGGTGAAACCACCAGATGCCCACCCACCAGATGCAGATGCAGATTGATATCCGGGTGACTTCATTTCGGCAAGTACCTTAAACGCTCTATTACGGATAGCTGGATCACTTGAGAGAGTTTCCCCTTGCAATCTTTGAATTACTGTATTATCAGAGGTAATTTTGTTATCAGCAGCAGTTTTTGCGTTATTCATCGCATCAATGGCCCCTCGTACTGACTGAACAGCCTCGTAGACAAGAGCAATATCAGCTAGTGCGCCTGCTACTGCAATTGCTGGTAGAGCTAGTGGGGAAGATATAAGCGCTTGCATAATTCCATAACTGACTTTTACACCAGTCATAACACCCTGAAACGCCTCAAGCGCGCCCTCAAGCGCCATCCCTACTTTAATTGCAGTAAGAACGGTGACCACACCCCAGAAAACCCACATATTATCAGATAGGAATTTAACTAGGTCTTGTATATTTCCAAGTGTAGTTTTGATCACCGGCCAAATGTTATCCCAGATCTTCTTAAACTCAGGCCATAAAGTCTGAGTAATGTAAGTGATCGCTTTCGGAACTTCCGTAGATAAGTAATCTGTAATACTCTTCAGCCAAACCTTGAATTTATCAGACTGTACAAAAGTTCCAAGACGCGTTGCTAGCTCGCTGACCATCGGTAGCAACGCAGTTCCTATTTTGATGCCGGCGGTACTGACGGCTTCTTTAAGCTGACCCATTCTAAAGTTGAAATCTTGTTGCACCTTGTTCCAACCATTAATCTTATCGCCAGCTTCTTTTACAGAGCCTCCAACTGTTTCGACATTGGCCTGGAAGTCTTTTAGATGTTGGCCTGACAAATCCAGCATCCCCTGCATTGTCTTGCTGCCGCCACTGATTGTCTTTATAGCTTCAACGTATTGTGCTGAACCTACAGGAAACTTTTTACCTATGGCATCAGTAATCATTTGCACAGCCCCTGGTAGGGACTTTTGCATTTCGTTGGCTACCTTCGATGTGCTTAAACCTAGCGATGCTAACATATCACTAGCACCGGAAGTAGGTGCGATGAGGGATAGCATCATTTGGCGTAGGTAGGTTGCAGCATCCGCTGCAGGTACGCCTTCACCCGTCATAGTAGCCATAGCGCCCATCACGTCGTTTAATCCAACCTTTGCTGCCGAAGCGGTAGGTAAGATCATAGAAAGTGACTGAGACAGGTCTTGCATATGTGTCTTACCATTGGCAACGGTTGCTACAAGTGTATTAACGGCTCCCGCTGCTGTAATTCCTGTATCGCCGAAGTCTTTAAGTATGGTAGTTACGGCGTCAGACACTGTTCCTAAATCAGCATTACCAACCTTGGCTCCTTCGGCTGCGGCTTTTAGGATAGTCAAACCTGCCGCCCCGTGAAAGCCAGCCGATTCAATCATGAACATACCGTCAGTTAATTGCTTAGTAGTCGTACCTGTCGCAGTTGCCAGATCTAAGATTCCATCAGAAACCGCTTTTATGTTCTTCTCAGATTCACCCGCCCCAGTGACTAGAGTTGTCATCCCCTCTTGAAATGTGGCGGCAGATTTGATGGACGCAACTCCTATGGCTACGACTGCGGCCCCAGCTACAGCAAAAGAATCTGCCACAACTTTCCCAAAATTTGCAAATTTTGAGCCAGTTTTAGCGCTGCCAGCTTCTGCTTCACCTAAAGCTTTGGTTAATCCTGCGCTATCGCCAGTAATCCTAACTAGTAATTCACGCACATCGCTCATGTTTGCTTCTGCTTTTCTAAGGTGTTACGTTGGTTTATAATCTGGATGAACTTCTGCACCTTGGCGTTGGGTTGGTCATAGAGTTCGGTTATAGTCCAGCCAAACTCTTTACAGAGAGTAAACTCCATTAGTTCCTGGGGTGGATTCGCAATCGGTGTACTGCTAAAGAACGAGATCACCGACGTTACGAATTTTTTTTTGCGCTGTCATCTTCGACTGCGCCCCCTGTCTCTGCGATGATGAGCAGGGCGTCATCTTTTGTAAGCCGGTCAATATTTTCTTTTGTAACCGGCAAAATAACACCCTCTGCATCATCCAAATTCCATTCTTTTATGACGGTTTCAAGAAATAGGTCAGCACTTCCGGCCACATCAAGTTCGCCGTCTTGCGAAAATCCCATGAACTTCTTCATGTCACCGTAGCGCAGATCAGCCTGAACCTTGACCCAGTAGTCTTTATTAGATGGGAGGGTTAAAGTTTTAAACTCTGGTTCGGTGAAGTAAGACATTAGATATACAGGCTCTTCGTGTTAGTCAATGAGGCGTCCGCGGTTCGTCCGGTTGCGGCGTCCAGTTCACAGGTTAGCGAGACTTTCTCGGCATAGTAATTATCCAATCCGGTTTCGATAGCGAAGGTCTTAACAGAAGTCTTGTAGAAGTTGAAGATTAGCGATTCAGTGAATCCCCCGCCGATACCATTGCCGATAAGTTCAAGACTGGCGGCCTGTTTGGTCTGGGCGTAGTAGGCGTCACGGTCGGTAACATTCTCAAAGTACAGCGTGAAGTCAGCCTCGGCCGTAAAGTCGGCGTAGTTAATCGAGCGCGGACCATTCTGTGAGTGGGCGAAGACGGCGCTAGCGTTGTTCTCGATCTTCAGCGTAAAGTCATGGGGCTTCAGTGGTGTAGCTGCCTGAGCGCCTGAGATGGTCGTGCCGAAAGCAAACTGGGCGTTGGCGAAGTTGAAGACATTCCCCGATGTGGTGGTCTTAGTACCCGAGGTGGTAGTCTGGGGGAAGTTACCAATCAGCTTCATCTTGGCTTCGGCAATATCAGTTCCTACTTGTAGTGTGAACTCATCGACACAAACATCAGCATACAGGGCGCGGTCTACCGCCCGGTCGTTGGTGATGGTCAGATATTGGGGTGTGTTGGAGTTATTGCGGGTAAAGACGTGACGCGTGACACCGGAGCCTAAGCTAAACGCCTGGACAGTTCCGAAAGTCGAGGCCAGGAAGTAACCAATTTTAGTACTGTCAGCGTAGAGGCTAAAGTTTCCCTCGGAGTGGTTTGTGCCGGCGACTGTTCCAGCAATCTTATCCCTGTTGCTAGTGGCGTGGTCAATCTCAAGTTGGTCTTGGATGCCCGTTAGGGTGTTCTCTGTGAAATCTACATAATCCGCTATGGCGGCTGGAACCTGAAATGCGGTTTGCAGCCCTAGCCCAATCCAACCTTTTCGTCCGATATTTAAAGCCATTTATTATCTCCTATCTCTATAATTTATTATGAATTATTAGGCTATACTCTGTCGGTTGATAACTTACGGTGGGTAATTAGATTGACAATATTGACTAAAAAGAGTACTCTGCTCAATATGAAGACTGCTAGGAACTCAAAAATGATTAGAGGCGCGTTTGACCTAGCAGTCGGCGCGCCTCTTAATGTTTTGGAGGTTTAATTATGAAAAACTTACTATTACTATCACTGAAAAAGAAACTGATAATCTCTGCAGCGGCAGTAATTTTAACCTCTGGAGGTGTCGCAGCGTCACTCCACACTCCCCAAGAGGTTGGAGCTGATACGTCACCCATTATCCAGCAAGTCCAGCGCAATACCGAAGAGCTTAATAATCATGACGCGCGGATTGCTAACGCAGAGAACGATATCAAAGACTTGCAGGATAAGACCGGCACACCCCCTAGTACTAACACGGTATATGTTCCAGCTGTCATAACCCCTGCGCCTACGACTCCGATAACTGACCCTATAAGTCCGGCTCCTGCTACAGCACCTGTAACGCCTGCGCCCATTATAGTAAAGTCTAGCGGCCTCATAATTGGCGGCTCTTATGACAGTTATTGCCTACTAACCTATTCAGACGGTTCAATAGACCATGTGAAAGCAAATATAACGGTGACAACTAATGGCAACCAAAGCAGCGCACAGGATGATTGCCAGAGTTTTGTAGGTCAGGTTAAGAGTTGATTACTAATATTCGGAGGTTCAGCTATGGATACAAAAGTTAAAGCGATAGATCACGAAAGTTATTGGACATACAGCATCCTCGGATTTCTTGTTCCGTTAGTAGGCTTTATAATCGGTGCAATCATGTTGACTAAAGATGATAAGCTTGATAAAAAGCTTGGCGAACATACCATTGTGATAAGTGTCTTGGGGATTATCACAGTGGTGTTTCTATGGTTCTTGTGGATTATGCACACGATGGCGACCGCAACACCTTTGATATAACCTACTCCAGCGTATCGGCCTCTATTAATACCTCAGCCGTCCGTACGTCTATATCTGGCGCCTGAATATAACCAAACTTACTCGGAATCGGGTAGGCGAAATCAGCCGTGTTGTTGAGACTTATGTTCGCTCGGTTATCGAATGTAGATATCACCTGGTCTACTAGAGCGTTCAATATCCGCTCGGCCTCAGAAGCCCCGACTTTGACCCGTTCCTGCATGACAGTAATCCTATAAATCCGCTTGCGTCGGTTGCGTCCGGTGTCTGCGAACACGCCGGACCCGTCATAACTCTCGACGTTGATTGCCGGATAGCCTGATGGGTTGCGTTCAGCATAACTATAGATCGCCTTAGCGGTAGTGATATTAGCCTGTAGTATTGCGACTATCGCCGTCTTTTGACTTGTGTAGGTACTCATACTGGATGCCCTGCCATTTCTGTTATTAAGCGCTCGACTACTTTCATGAATGTTTCGTAAATGTAAGCCTCAGAATCGTTAACGCCCGTACTGAAGAACGGATTAGCCTTAGTACCGGGATGGTGGACGAGGCGGTAGGGATTAGATGCACCCTTCCAATACAACGCTTTCTTATTCACTGGGGCGATGATGTGCGGTGCTGTGCCATACTCAACATACTGAGCATATTTCTCGTTGGCCGTCACCATAGCCGTGGGATAACTGACGGTGGTTAGAATGGAGCGCTGCAATGCACCTGTTTTATGTGGGGCGCGTTCTCGGATATTACTTTGCATTCGGGTGACAGAATTAAACAAGGCAGCGCTCACCAGTAGTTTGGCGTCCATACCGGCCTTTTTCATATCGGCTATAAACGAATCCAGGCCGATTATTTGGACACTAAGGGTACTAGGGGCTGACATCGGATTTACTCAGGGTTAATTCGTAGTGTTGGCCCATCGGCAGAGTAAACGGCTCGCGCCCGCGCACTCGGTACAGGTTGTTAGTTCCCGAGACTGTCAGTAACATGCCTTCAGTCACGCCTGATGCGCTGGTGAAGGCTTTATATGTCTTAAACATCTCTCCCTCGCTCATGGCAGTTAATTCAGGGCTGGCCGGTTGTATGTTGATCTGAATGGCCGCAGATGTGGCCCCACCGTACTGAAAGCCGGAATATGTAACAAAGGTTTCCTGATCGCTAACGGGATTATTAACACTTAGTGCCGACACGAAAGCGATCTGATTGAGTATCATCAGAACTCCATTCTACTGAAACCACCTTGGCGTAGCAGGTTCTGGGCTTCTCGCTCAAGCGGTGACATACCGTTGGCACTTGAATTGCCGGAGTAACTCTCAGAATATGAGCCTTGGGTAAAACTTGAAAGATTTTGTATGTTGAATTGGCGGGTGTAAATATCACGAAATAGCAGCATGACGATATATTTGAGGTTGTCCGGTATGGTTTGGAGACCTCCGGTGTAACTTATCTGATACATCATGCCCGCGCCTCTGAGAGTAAACAACTGGCTGCTGCCACCGGCAAGATAAGTACCTGTCAGGTAGAAATAACTGTTGGGGAAGACCACCTTGTTGGACGGATAAGGTAATTGATACAAAGGCAGTCCATCGGTACTATTCAGATTCAAGTTAGTGGAGAAACCGCCTTTGACCAGACTGATTGCCGTGATTGAAACAATTGGCCTACGTCTGACGGAGATAGTGAGCTCACCGGTATTACTAATTAATGCCTTGTCAGTCTCGGCTACTACTGCGGTAAAATCAAACCCCGAGACATTAGCCAGATCAGCCGCCCGCATCGTGGCCTGCGATAACATTCCAGAGATTGTGGCGTCGCTATACTTATTTAGGTCAAGTTCTGGTGCGTAAGCTACGATGTCGGCTTTAGTAAGAATCGATGACATTTATATTAGTCTCCTCTCTTATAATTATGGCTTATCTGGAGCTTCTATGTCGTTACGACCAAATGAAAAGAGGAGCTTTCGCTCCTCCAATCATTTGACTAACAGTCAAGATCAGGTCGTGGAGAGACCCGATATTTTGAACTGGTAGTTCTCAGCGATTACCTTCAGTACAGTAGTCTCGTAGACACGCGACACGATACTGTGGTTAGCCGTTGGGACATCGTATACCGACAGAGGCTCTAAGTCCTCCATCTCCAACCAGTTTTGACCGGTCGGGTCAGTTACCGTCAACAGGTAGCCGTATGCACCGCTATAGCGGGTAGCAACTACTTGTATCAAGTTACCACTGACTGGGTTAACGATGTGCTCTAAGCGGACACCGCCAGTAGCTGAACCTTGCGCGTCAACAACGATACGCTGGATCGAGCCGGAACCTTGCAGGTCATCGGCAAGTGCGCGTTGCTGACGTGGGCTAGCGACAAAGTGGGTAGGCATTTCAGCACCGACACCGTAAAGTGTCTGGGCGTAAGAACCGATACCGCTTGAGGTGACGAACCCGGCTGTACCGGAGTTAGTCGTGAAGCTTTTGGCGAAACCGTCAAATTCTAGGGCAGTAGTAGCGACATCACCGTTTAGGATGGTGTCCTCTTCGTCCAAAATGACTTCAATCGTCTTAACGAACTCTTCGTGAGTGCGCATGTCTTCCAGGTTGCCGCCACGGTTGGAGGCGATTGCCTGGCGGCCAAGTTCTACGTCGCGGCCTAAGTTCTTGTAGGCGGCTGTTGCCAGGACGTAAGTCTGGCTAGTCTGTGCTGGCTGTCCAGCATCAGCGAATCCGGCGCGGGTTCCCGTTCCGCCCGCTTGGGAGTCGAGACGAGACGTTAGCTTGCGCCAGGTGGCCACCTGACCGAAACCCTTGGTTCGAGGTAAAATATTACGAACCGGGGCTTTCATAGGAACTACGTGCTTGATGGTGGGGTCGAGGTTCTCAGGGCTGTAGATTGAACGGCTCGGAGGCGACATCGAGTAAGTCGTGTTGGTAACGGCCTTCGTGATGGTATCGTTCAACTGGGCCAGAACTGCCTCAGTGTCTAAATCGGACATGATTTTCTTCTTTCAATAATTAATTAGTCTTGACGTTGGCGGCTCGGATGGATTTGTAAATTTGCTCTGCTTCACCGGGCTTGGCGCTCGATGGGTTGGCAGTAATCTCTTCTTGGCGCTTCAGTACCGCGCTTAGCTCTTCACCTACTTCACTGTCCTCGCCTTTGCCGATAATCTGGTATTGCTTGCCCTTAGTCGGTAATGGTTGGTCTTCAAGTTTGCTCAGTCGGCCTTCTAGCGAGTCAATAGACTTTGCTACTTTGCCAAGATCAGACTTGATGGATTCCGCCATCTTGCTAAGTGTTTCGCTACCTTGCTTATCGTTAAGCTTGGTCAGTAAAGTTTCAACATTTTTGAGAAGATCGGTCGTGGTATCAGATTTCTTCTCGTCTACTTTGCCATCAACGGGCTTATCAGGATTGGCAGGGACAGCGATAGCAGGGCTGCGGTCTTCCTTCGTATCATTAATAGTCTGTGGTTTGGCGTCGATAGTTTGTGTATTTGTAGACTCTTCGACTTTCTTAGGGTCTACAATTTTCTTATCTTCAGGCGGAGTAATGTCATTTCGTGCCGTATCGTCAGGGGTCTTAGTCTTGTCGTCTGCGGCAAACACCCGGTCTTGGACTTGGACGTTGCCATCTTCGTCTTCTACGGGCTTACCTTTAGAGTCTGTTACAACTTCCCCGACCGGAGGTACACCAGCTGCGGCGGCACGTTCAGTCGTGTCATTAACAGGCCGTCCGGCTTGTTCGGCACTCTCGGTTACTTTAGCCTCGGTGTTGCGTTCCTCGCCAGCGACTACATTAGTCTTTTCAACTTTCTTATCTGCCATCAATTTTCCCTTTCTTAAATCAATTGCTTTGTTGGCTAGTTCTACGACAGTTGTATACTCAGTAGCCCAGTCGAAGTCGTCACCTTCGGCGACTTCTTTGCCTACGAAGTCACGGAGCGCGTTAAAGGCAGTAATCAGGTCAGCCTGTTGATCGGGTTCGTCAGCCTCACTTGTTATTAGCCAGGTAAGCTGTGTAGCTAGGCTGATTGCTTGTGCGGCGTCATAAACTGATTTCTTCATCGGGGCTCCCATAAATTTAGTAGCCCACCATGCCGGGCTTAAGTTTGATTTGTCGATCTCTACTCTTTGTAATCCACCCTTAACGCTTTTGACCATCAACAGTTCAGCAGACGGATTAGCCGGGTTGTCTACAAGTGATAATTCACTCAAAACATAATCCAAGATTCGGTTAGCACCTTCTACGGCTTTGTCTTTGGCGACTTCAAATACTCGGCCACCGATAGAAAAACCGCTAAGGATTTCTTCTTTGACTTTAATCCAGGCATTCTCACCGTCAGCGCTTTCGCTGATCTTAGCGCTAACCGTTACGGATTTGGCTTTGTCATCAAATTGGACATCAATCGCTTTACCAATAGCCGTGTCGCCGTGCATTTCACGGATGTTGCCCTTCCAATCGGAAAAAGCTTTTTTACTGGCGGCATAATCTACAATGTCACCTTGTGAATCGAGGGTTTCGTCAGTAGCAATGCCAACAACGATGCGCTGATCTTCATCAATCTTAGATATTGGAATATTGAGCCGAAAAGTCTTATTAGTTTTCATAGTACCTCTATATTCAATTATGAATAACTAGAGATGAAAGTGTCGGCTAGTAGTTCGTGGCTACCCAAGCCGAACCGTTATAGACTTTGAGGGGTTTTTGTACCCATGCACTGCCGTTCCAAATTTTGACAGGTTTAGCGACAAAAGATGAGCCGATATAGACCTTGATGTCGCCTGTTAGTAATCCGCCACCAGTAACTACAGTCTGAGTTCCGCAGTTTGCTGTAATTGTAGCGGCTAGTTGTGCGATAACCGCATCTACTTGGGCGGTTAGGGTCTGAGTACCACCAATAGCAGTCACCGTGGCAACTTGCTGGGCAATGGCCGCATCTATCTGAGCAGTTGGAGATTGAGTGCCACCACTGGCAGTTACACTAGCAACTACCTGGCTGATTGCTGCGTTTATCTGTGAGCCTAGTGATTGTGTGCCACCTGTCGCTGTAATCATGCCTGCAATTTGTGCGATGCTTACATTGTTCACGGTTGCAATTGATTGAGTTCCACCAGAGGCAGTTACGGTTGCCGCTACTTGGGTAATACTAACTTGCTGGGAGGTAGCAATAGCTTGCGTCCCGCCTGACGCGGTCAGGGTAGCTGCAGTCGGGGTTATTGCTACATTCCTAACAGCGGAAGTAGATTGGGTACCGCCTGCAGCGGTAACTATGGCGGCCACCTGAGCTATGTTTACATTGTTGACCGTAGCGATTATCTGGGTACTACCCGAGGCCGTAATAATAGCGGCTGATTGAGCAATGGCCGCGAATCGTGATGGGGCTACTACCTGTGTCCCACCGCTCGCCGTAATTACGCCAGCCACCTGCGCGATAGCAACAATGTTCACAGTCGCAACTATCTGAGTGGCAGGTAGATAAGCTCCTGCTATCTCGGTATAGGTCATCGTACCGCTTAGGAGAAATGGCGCCGTCTCCGACGTTGTGCCAGAGAGCCTGTATTCAGTAGCCTGGGAGGTGCTATTAAGAGCCAGAGTATAGCCAGAGCCAGCCGCAACGGTTGAAGTATTGGCGTTCAAGACAGCTGATATAAGTTCGCCTGCGCTTGCCGGAGCAAGAGATACTGCGGTCGGAGAGCCTGTTGCATTTGCGCTCGCCGCAGTATCAAAGACGGTCGCGTTTGTCTGAGCGTTGCCACTGAATTCATCAACGGTGATGCGGTTAGAAAACGTCCCCGATTGACTGACGGTGATGGTAGTAGCACCACCGATAACGGCTACACCGTAGAACTGATATGTGACATAGGCGCCGGTTCTAGGACCAAGAGCCAGCGCATAAGCGTTGCCCGCGCTATCGGTGACGGTCAAACCTGCAGGAATAGAGAGATATTTGAGCTGCACCACCACCAAGTTTCCCTGAGTGATCGGTGTTGTTGGGGTAATAACAGTATTCCCCGCACTGCTGCTCTGCTTGGTTTGTACAAAGGCGAATCCGGGGGCAACACTTATGCCCGTTGCTCCAGTAGCCGTAATCGTTCCTGCAACCTGAGTAATGGCGGCAGTGATAATGGAGCCGGCGGAAACCGCCTGTGTGCCACCTGTCGCTGTGACAGTGGCGGCGGCCTGCGCGATATTGACGTTATTAACCGTTGCGATAGACTGGGTTCCGCCGGTCGCTGTGATATTAGCCGCGACTTGGCTGATAGCTACCTTTCTAACAGTCGCAACGGTTTGAGTCCCACCCGAGACCGTTAAAGTAGCCGCTATTTGAGTAATTGCCGCCGATACGATAGCACTTGCGGATATGGCTTGCGTACCACCTGTGGCCATGAGAGTTGCACCTATTTGGGCTACTGTGGCGGAGACGGCACTGCTTGCCGGGTAGAGGACGATCAGAGTGCTCGCGACGTCACGAGTCAATATGGCATGGGTGTCAGTAACCGAAATAGCAGTCGTCGTATCGGTGGTCAGGGCGTTTTTATGCCCCATGACACCTTCGTTATATCTGGAGACCGGGGACTGGTCTATTGTCCAGCCAGTTGATAACGAGTTCGTAGCACCATCTACTGAACCACCCTGTTGCCCGAAGATAACCACGAACTGATCGTTAAGATGTGTCGGCGTCACCGAAGCTGAAACTAATGTCGAGGTGCTGCCATTATTCTGAGTGTGATTGGCATAACTTTCAATTCCACTAACGCCGGAATACTCCGTTACGGAAGCACCCCAGTCATCACTTGATGACATACCGACTGAAATTGACGTACCGTCGCCAGCCACTACTACCCTGTAGTAAGTTCGTATTCCTAGTTGGCCGCCTGTGGTCGTGTCGTATTCGTCTAAAAGTGTGAAACCAGTCGGGGCAGTAGCAGTCAGATTATTCCAATAGGTATAAGCGAATATAAGGTAGTTACCGGCTGTTGGCGCTGAACCAAGAGTAATAGTTCCGCTGGCACTAGAGCTGGAGCTGCCAGTTCCAAAACTTGCGGATTGGACGAGGGCGATACTCATTACAAACTACCCCTCATGGTAGCCAGAAGGGGGCTTGTGTTGTGTCTGTTCATAAGGCTTCCCCTTCCGGGCTACGCCCTATTAACTAGATGCTAGATTGAATACGCCGTTTGTAGCATCCCAAGTTATTACAAATGTGCCACCACCTGATGCCGTCTGAGAGCCACCGAAGTCAATATGAGCTATCGGATGTCCAGCTACGACATAAAGCTTGGCCGCGACCGCCGTAAAGCCTGCACCAGTAGCCGTCCAGGTTGTCGTACCAGCTGCACCACCACCAAATGCACCAGTGATCTTAGCTAACTGAATAGCTACGGTTGCGGCACTCAATGTTCGTGTTCCTACTGCCCCACCAGCCGTCGTGTAACCGTTAGCTGAGGCTACCTCTGTTCCGGTGGCAGTGTAGGTTGCGTCGCCGTGGGTAAAAGTTGATGCGCTAAATAAGGCGCAGTTTACTGTTGCGGATGTCCAAGCACCACCTCCTATTAACATGTCGTTTAAGTACGCGTCATAAACTTTTGTGACTACAGCCATTTTACTTCACCTCTCCGGGGGTTGCCCCGATTGTTATTGGGGGTACGTTAATATTTACGCTAATCTTTGGGTTTCCATCCTCGTCAAAACCATCTTGAGTCGTGGTCGCAATACCTCGGATAATAGGCAAGCCGTCGTCTGCGGTTCCTGTTACCTCGTATTGCTTGTCACCTATTTCTATTGTGTCCATATAACTCCTCTATCTATAATTATGAATAAATTAACATCGTTATGTCGTATCGACCCACAGATCATTAATGCTGGGGTTTGATGGCGTAGTATTACTAACAGTAATCTTTTGTATCGAGGCAAACTTAGCGTCTATTTCTGACTTAACATAAAGCAGATTACGGTTAAGGCTGGACTGTATAAAACCTTGTTGCGGCAATGCCTGGCGTAATTTGCCAGTTATTGGGTCAATCTCTGAATCAGGTAGGGTCACATCACTGATCATTTAGATACCCATATTTCAGGTCAGTTAGTTTCTCCCATGCCTTTGCATAGCCACCGCTGCCTTTTGCATAGCGCTGCTCGCCTTTAGTCACGCGCTGGATATACCACTCGCCGTCTGATTTAATAAATCCGCTATAATTGAACATGCCTTTTTTTGCCTGGTCGTGCGGTTCATAAGCCGATGGCATAGTTATGGACTGCGGTTCTGACTTCTGCAACTTGCTAACAACTTTCTCAATTTCGCCTGTATCAACGTTCACGTTGACATCAGGTGATTCTACTGTAATATTGGGATGAAAAGTTGCGATATCCTTTTGAAGTAAAGCATCTAAAGCTTTCTCGATACGGTCAAGCCGATCTTCAAATACAGCATCAGCCTCTCTTTTAATTAGATTGGTAAGTGGCGCAAGAGCTTTTCTTAACTGTGCTATGACCATCAAATCTTCTGTGGTCTGTCCCATTATTCACCTCCCCATAAATCAATAGAATCAAGGTTAATCTCACCGGCTTCTGTGTAACACTCGCAATTCGGATGTGCGGGTTCGTTCAGATCGCCGCTGCTGAATTCCTGGTCAATAGGTATCTCACCATCATCGGCATTACCGACACATAACTCATCGGTTCCACCACCGGCTAGTATCCAACTATGCGTCTGCGCGCCATTCTCAACTGCCGTGGCATGATTGGCGTCACCTATAGCGTTGGCTGATTCGGTACGGGCGATCATCTCGCCCCTTGAGCCACTTATTTCGTCAAAGGCATCTTTAAGGACTTGGGCCACTTCGCCGTTAGTCATACCGGCTAGCTTGCCGTCAGAAACCGCTGCAATTATGTCATCGAGTGTTGTGCTGTCCAACGAAGACTGATTCAGTAGGTAGGCTGCTCTGTCTTTGAGAGCATTAATATACTCAACATTGGTCAGCGTAAAATCCACCTTAGACTTCACCATATAGCCCCAGCGCTTATATTGCTGTTTGACTGACCATTCGAAGAAGTCTTTTAGGCCCGCGAAGATCACTGTTTGAGACACATACTCGGAAAGCACAGGCATGTCACGGCTTATTAAACCTTTGAGCTTCTGCTGCTGCTCGATCCCTAGGGGTTGTAAGTTATCGTCTATACCAGCACTCTTGAACAAGTCAGGTAGCTTTTCAACTGCCCATTCGCCTTGTTTGGCAATAGCTTCTGTAAACTTAGTTTGAAGTTGCTTATATTCATCTGTCCGTTTGATGGCTCGATACGGCTTATTGACCGCATTGGCTTTATTCAGTGTACGGTCAATATATTCATCTAAGGAATGAACTATGACGCGATCTAAAGTTTTCATATGACGTTTAGTACCAGGTTACGAGCTTCAAGGGCAGTATCGACATTCAACATCTCTAATTCTCTGATCGGTTCGTCAAAAGTCTTGCGCAATCCCTCTAGCTCTTGAGACTTAGTCACCTCTTGATTGAGTTGTTCTACCATGTAGGCTGGCAGAACTGTTGATACGAACGGCCTAATAGCCTTACCGTCTTTCTTACGCTTCATGGCGTAGGTTCGGAAGGTTCGTAATTCTTTGACCTGATTCTTCCGCAAGTCCATTACACGCCCGAAACTGCCTGACCCATCTCGCTTAGTTGCGCTTGCATCTGCTGAGTCTTTTCCGACTGCCGGCTTCTCGGTGTTTCCACTTGGTAGTTGATCAGCATTACTATTACCAGTGTCCGGTTGTGCATTCAGCGCCTCGTCTAAGAATGATATTTGTCCCAAAACAAAAGGTTTAGCACCTAGGCCATCTGGTAATGGATCAAGACCCTCATCGGTACGAAGTTCATCAATTGTCCGTTGGCCGGAGTTTATAAGTAGCTGGTTAGTCTCGGCTACTCCCTTGGCGTCTTTCTCTTTCAGGGACGGGAAACTAAACTTTAGTTTATCGTAGCCGAATTCTTCTTGAATAAGTTTGGTAAACATTTCCTCGATGAACAATGCCAGAGGCAACAAGCCTTTATCGTAACTTCCTTGCTGCATACCATCGACGAAACCCTTGCCGCCTAACCCTGTCTTCGGCAGGAAACCTATATCTACAGGGTTGACCTCAAATAAGGCACAGGTAATCTTCATTAGCCAATCATTAAATTGTTCGAAGGCCATATCAGTCGGTTTGGTTGTCGGGCTGTACTGACCGGCAGGCATAAACTTCAATCGGCGGGTTACGTTCTCATCACC